GTTAGGCTCTTTCTTCGACCAGGTAACTGGTTGGGCGACCATTAATCGAAGTTAAAACCTAAGAATCTTACTGAGGCGTCTCTCTATGAATTGTGATAAGGCACTGGTCTCATTCGGAACTTGTCCGGTCAAGGCGGCATTATAGCCTTGATCTGGATCAAGCAACCGAGCGGAACAACCCGTCCGTCCTCTTTTCGAGGTAGCTGCAGCCCCGCAAGGGAAACTGAAGCTCAAACGTTTTGGTCACAGTCTTAGGACCTTGGTAAAGTCCAGCACGAAAGTGCGACTCTAACGGCCATAACGTCGGGTCATATAGTCCGAAAGGACTTTAAATTAAATGAAGCGAATGAAAACTCCGATGATAAAATCGAAATTCTCAAGAGATTCACTCGAAAGAGTGAATTTCACTTTCAAATCATTTAACTATGATACCGTGAGTGCTATGATCAGCAGAAATGCTGGTTTGGCCATGGTTGGGATAATTTTAAGGTTATCTCACGCCATGGGGGGTAAACCGTCAAAGTCGCTTGCTTCCAACACTAGAGTTACTCTAGGGACATTGGCCCACGTTGCGCAGTCTCAAGGATTGCCGGGATTAGTGAAATTCCTTAAATCTGTGAGTGTAAGAACTCAACAGTATTTAGGAGGATATACATCGGTTACCACACCGAGAATATCAGTAACTAAATCCGGTATTCCTAGATTGTTTCCACCAATGATCAGAAGAAATTTAAGATCTTCACAAAGTTTCTTTATAAGATGGTCTCTTACCATCGCATCCCTTTATAGGGATGTACTTTATGAAGGTCCTCTTAAATTGTCTTCGATCACTGACCCTTTTAAAGGAAGAGAAAAGGTCTTTAGTGAAATTGATAAATATATACCAATTTTCACTAAAGTTATCTTATCCTCAGATAGATTAAGATCTTTTAATCCTGCGGGATGGGTGAAAGAAAGATATAAAGCTTTCCCAATCACCACATCTTCACCGCAGAGAGGAAAAGATCCTGTTGCTTCTAGTTCCATCCTTGTATTAATCAGATCGGCTCTTGCACTTGATGAGTTAACTCTTCAAAGCATGAGAATTCTTTCAAGATTGTATAGGTTTGATTATCCTACACCTTTCAAGAAAGGTCCGATCAAAATCATCGAATGGATTAGGAGTATTAACAGTTCTATCCCGGATTCCTTTAAACCAGTTGGAGGCTTAATACCTCCAATAGGGAAATTGGGTCTGAAGGTGGAAGCAGCCGGTAAAATGAGAGTGTTTGCTATGGTAGATCCTTGGACACAATGGTTGTTGGCTCCACTCCATAAAGGACTCTTTCATATATTGGAAAGAATTCCTCAGGATGGAACTTTTAATCAGCATGGTCCTCTCAGACCAGCTTTTAAAAACAACAACCCATTGTTTTCAATGGATCTATCCTCTGCTACCGATAGATTACCCTTATCCTTACAATCTAAACTGATATCGACTCTGTTCGAGTTGACTCCAGCTGAAGGGAAGGCATGGGAACACCTATTGGTGGGTAGAAGATATGCCTTGTCCAATAAAATGAGAAAATTATTGGATAAGAAGTCCGATATCACATCAGTGACCTACGCCGTAGGTCAACCGATGGGAGCTCTTTCTTCTTGGGCAATGTTAGCGTACACGCACCATTTTATCGTGCAGTGCGCGGCGTGGCAATCTGGGGTTACCAAAGTAGGATCCTGGTTCAAACACTATGCAGTGTTAGGGGATGATATAGTAATCTTTAATGCAGCGGTATCTAAACAGTATCATAGGTTGATAACTGATTTAGGAGTAGAATGTAATCTTGCAAAAAGTATAATGTCTCCATCCGGAGATGCATTAGAATTTGCAAAGAAAACTTTCTACAGAGGAACAAATGTTTCTCCCGTTCCGTTAAAAGAGTACTTCTCAGCCTTAACATCCGTTCCCGCTCTAGTTGAATTCGGTAAGACTTATCATCTTACTTTTGCTCAACTAATTGCGACAGCTGGATTTGGGTATAGAGTATTAGGTGGCTTAACAAAACCACTTAAGAAACTTAACCTAAAAATCCAGTATATCGTGTTCGGGATGATGGCAATGAACCCGAGATCCTTAATGCAAAGCTTTTATGACGTGAGTTATTTCAGAAATGAAACTCAGGTTATGAAAGCATATCTTCTATTCGTGCACAAGTGAATTATCAAAACTTGTAAGGAAATAGAAGAAGAGCTGGTGGCGTTGGATTATGGTAAACCAAAAATGTATAGAATTAAAGGGATTGATATCCCCGTTCTAATTGATTTTATATATTATACCATATTCCAGAAGAGAATAGCAAGAATGGTAGAATTAAGAACTACCGTACTTGCAAAGATAAGTCAAAGCAGTGAAGAAATAGTTGATTTCATTTTACATGATCTCGCCTACTACTCTAGTAGAGGTTTACCTCTTCAGGTTGAACCTATCATACTTGAAGCGGTTTCCTCTCTGCTTTGGGAAAGTATGAAATTACACAAAAGTGTAATGTCATTGCCTATCTCAAGTCTTTCTGAAAGACTTGTCTCTAACCAAGCTTTTGCCTTTGGTAAAGGTATTCCAAGCTTATATAGGAAACATGTTTCCTTTAGAAAGCTTTTACATACCAAAAACCCGCCAATGATGGAAGCAAGCTTCATTCCACTGAAGCCACTTCTAATGGTCCTAAGAAGACCAGGTTTGAGAAGGTTGTTGACACTGACAAAATCACAAATTGTCAGAAGACTAACCTTTGCCTATTACACATCGTTAACTTTCTCCGCTGCAGCATCTCTTGCTGCTTTGGTAGTTGGTCCGGTAAAAGTATTGGCCCTGGTAGGGCTTATCCTCTCAGGTCTAAGATCACTATCTTCTAGTAATCTTGGAAATCCGGGATTAGACAGTGCTATCGATATAATCGAAAGATTCTCTATCGTTATCCTGTTTATTTCTGGAATTATTTTAATCCTGAAATGGAACACCATCCACACTGGTTTAACTATTCTAAATGAACAGTTAGTTGATGGGATGGGGATTTTAGATTACCTTAAAGAAGTAATCTCCCTATTCCATATCTGCGCAACTGATTTGTTGTCAGAATATGGACAGCCGGTATGGGAAATGGTCAGTTCCGGTCCCCCTATTATGTCCTACGCAGTAGGAATTCTAGGAGGGTGGATATTCCTGAAGATCCTTATGTGGATCTTCGGATGGTAGACCATGCCTACTTAACCATTAGAAAGCTTTAGACTTTTAAAAGAAAGTATGAAGAAGGCTTGACGGCCCCCTAAATAACACAAACCGGAACACAACTATACTTGATTGATTTCAACTATAGGCCTGAGAAATATAAGATTTATCAGGTGTGTAAGCCGGTGGTACCAGAGTTAACTGGTCGATTCTAATCAAAATCTAGCGATGTGATGCTAGTGGCAGATTAGTCTTATGGGAC